GCGCTCGACGCGCCGTTCGCCGAGGCGAAGCCCGGCACCCTGGCCGATCTGGTCTCGGCGCTGAACGCGGCCGATCCGGCCCCGACTCCTGTGCCGGTGCTTGAGCCCGCACCGATCGCCCCGCAGGCTGACACGATCGAAAGCGCCACCGCATGACCAAGCGCCCGCACAAGATCGAGCCGGACGCGCCCGAGGCCGATCCGGCTCCGGCGCCGCAGATGACCGGCATTCAGGTCGGTGTCCTGACGGGGCCGGAAGCGCGCGAACGGGATTGCATGGTGGCGCACCGGCCGTGCTCCGGCCCGAAGTGCTTCGGATGGGTGATGCTCCCTCTGCCGAACGGCGGCACGGGCGGAAGCTGTGCGCATCTGCTTGACGTGGCCCGGAGGATGCAGACGTGAACCAATGGCCGGGCGTCGCGTACTTCCTTCTTCGGCACTTCCCCGGCGTCTATGCTCAGCTCATGGGCGCGGATCCCGAAACCGTGCAGGCTGTTATTCTGCGCCGTTTCGGTGTAATGCTTCCGGGCGAGCTTCGCACAATCGACGACTGCGAACAGATGCAGGCGTGCTTCGTGAAGCTGGAACGGCTGGCCGTGGTGGAAGCCCGGAGGTGAGGTAGATGGTGGCGCCGCAGAATCTGCGCTTGGTTCCTGTGGCCGGCGACGTGTCGTTTTCGGCCGATCCGAACGACGACGATGTGATCGACATCGTCTTGGAAGGGCAGGAACCCGAAGTCGCGGACAGTCAGGTCGGGGCCACCATCAAGACGCCAGACGGTTCGGTCGTGATATCGTTCGGGCCACCCGGCGTCCAAAAGGCCACGGACAATTTTGACGATAACTTGGCCGAAGCGCTCGACGACCTGCAGCTTGGCGAGATCGCCAACGAACTGCTTGAAGGCGTCGAAGCCGACATTCAATCCCGCTCCGGATGGGTGGCGAACCGCGCCGATTTCGTGAAGCTGCTTGGCGCTACGGTCGACGATCCGCAGTCGTCCGACAACGGCGCGCCTGTCGAAGGCATGTCGCGTGTCCGGCACCCGATGCTGCTGGAAGCCGTGGTGCGGTTCCAGAGCAACGCACGCGCCGAGCTGCTGCCGACCGATGGTCCGGTCAAGGTCCGCAACGACGACCCGAAGGCGTCGCTTGACGATATCCCGCTGGCCGAAGCGCTGGCGCGGGACATGAACCACTACCTGACCACGACGGCATCCGAGTATTACCCGGACACCGACCGGCTGTTGTTCAAACTCGGGCTCGGCGGCTCCGAGTTCAAGAAGGTCTATCACTGCCCGTTGCGGCGGCGCCCGGTGTCGGAATCGGTGGACGCTGAAGACCTGATCGTCAGCAACAATGCCACGGACCTGATCAACGCGCTTCGCGTCACGCACCGGATCCGCGACATGAAGGACAGCCGCATGCGGCGCCTTCAGTTGGCCGGCGTGTACCGAGACGTTGAACTGGCCGAACCGTCCGTTCAGGAAACGTCGTTGGTGACGCAGAACGTCGACCAGATGCTCGGGATCGACAGCAAGCCGGTTCGGCCAAAAGATGCGCCTTTCGAGGTGTACGAGATCTATTGCGAATTGGACCTGCCGGGATTCGAGCACAAGCGGAAAGGCAAAAAGACCGGCCTGCCGCTTCCGTATCGCGTGTCGATCGAAACGACTTCGCGGCAGGTGCTTGAAATCCGCCGGAACTGGAAAGACGGTGACGAGGATTACCGGCCTCGCAAGACGTTCGTGCATTATTGCTACGTGCCCGGCTTCGGCTTCTACGGCCTCGGGCTCGGCAACTTCATCGCCAACATTGCGGTTGCGGTGACGGCGGCGTGGCGCGAGATGCTCGATAACGGAATGTTCGCCAATTTCCCGGGCTTTCTCTTGGCCAAATCGGGCGCGCGCCAAAAGACCAACAACATGCGGGTGCCGCCCGGCGGCGCGCATATCGTGGACACGGGCGACCGTTCGATCCGCGACATGGTGATGGAGCTTCCGTATCGTGACGTGTCGCCGGCATTCGCGTCGCTGGTGGACGGCATTGCGCAGACCGGTATGCGGATTGGCAACATTGCTGAAATCCAGGTCGGCGAGGGCAAGCAGAACGCGCCTGTCGGGACCACGCTGGCGCTGATCGAGCAGACCACGCAGGTTTTGAGCGCCGTTCATAAACGGCTGTACACGGCGCAGTCTGAAGAATTGCAGATGCTCGTGGACCTGTTCCGCGAGGATCCGGAAGCGTTCTGGCGCGGCAACCGGAAGCCCAAAGCCGCTTGGGACGAACAGACGCTGTTGCGTGCGCTCGCCGACACCGACCTAGTGCCTGTGGCCGATCCGAACACGGCGAGCCACATGGAACGCATCATGAAGGCGGTTGCGGTCGAGCAATTGGCGACGTCGCACCCCGACCTTTATGACGAACGGGCGGTTCAAACGCTGCTCTTGACGATGATCAACGTTGGCCAGCCGGATCAACTGTTCAAGTCGCAGGACGAAGCCAATGAGCCCGATGGCCCGACCATGCAGGCCATGGCCGAACTGCAACTGAAGAAACGCGAGTTGGACATCAAGGAACGCGAAAGCGAGATCAAGACCGGCATCGCGCAAATCGACGCTCAGAACAAGCAGATGGACGCACAGGCCAAGGCGGCCGACGTTCAGGCCAAGGTGCAGATCGCCGGGCTCACGATGCAGCGTGAGCAGGCCAAGACCGGCGTCGTTCAGCAGGACCTTGCGATCAAGGCCGCAGCGTTGGAGCACGACCGCAACGAGGCCGATCGGAAGCACCAACTTGGCGTGATCGGGCTTCAGGTGCAGCAGGACAAGACCGAACAGGCCGCGCAAACCGCCCGCGAGGCGCAACAGCACGAGGACCGGCGCGCCGTCATGGACGCCAACTTGGCCCGCTACGTCAACGACGCGGACAACGCCACGGCGGTGCAGATTTCCGAAATGGAGATCAGCGCAGACGAGCGGATGCAAAAGGCCGCGGCAAAGGTGAAGGCCCCGAAGGTCAAGAAATCGAATTTGAAAAACGGCAACGGTATTAATCCCGGAACCTGACGAGGCCCGACCATGTCGCATCAGTTCGACGCTCTGACGCAGTATTGCGTGACGTGCGGCGCGGCTAAGCTAGACGCGGAAGCGCGGTCGTGGGAGTGCGTGGATCCGGAGGCGTCCAAGGTCTCGGCCATCTCGCATATCGTGCGCGGTCGGCGGCTGCGGGCGATCGTCGAGAAGGAACTATGCCGTGGCTGAACCGCTGCCCGTTCCGCGCCGCGCGACGGCGGTAGAGGAAGCGCTAGAGGTTGCGCGGCGCCCTGTGCCTGCAGAAGCCACGCGCTTCGCAAAAGCAAAGGCCGCGTCTAAAGCCGCGCCGGAGCCCGCGGCCGCTGTCGAACCCCCGCCGCCCTCGCCGCTGCGACGCGCAAGCCCGATGCTGCCGGCGCCGGAAACCGCCGAGGCGCCCCCGTCCGAACCGATGCCGGCGCCGCGTGCCACCGACACAAAGCCCGCTGCCAGCGAGAAGCGCCCGGCCAAGACTGCCCGGCCGGCGCGCAAGGATCAGACCGATATCAAGCCGCGCTCCCCCGAGCCGCCCGGCCGACCGCTGAGCCCGAAAGAGAACATGGCCCTTGACAGTGCCGCCTCGCAGGATGCAGGCGACATCGTGCAGCGCTATCTTGTCGGCGCGGCTCGTGCGTCGCGGCGCTTCGGTGGCCGGGTCGGCGCCGAAGTCCCGTCGTTCGGCCCGCTGCGCATGCCGGCCGACATGTCCCGCGATCCCGTGGCGGCGGCGCTCGCCTTGTCTAAGCGCTGAGGAGGTTAGACGATGGACTACAAGAGCGAAGCCAAGGCCAGCGCAGATCGCAAGAAGGCGGCCCTGTGCGGCGATACGGCGGACGGCATGCCCGGTTCGCAGAGCACGGAGCCGCTGCGCCCGTTCGGCGCGTCCGGAAAAGCCGATCCGAGCAATCGCGTTCCGGGCCGGGCCATGGGCGGCCGCATCATGGGCGAGGCGGCCGGCGAAAATCTGGGCCAGTCCGCACGATCGAGCGGCAAGGCCGGCAAGGGCAAGACGGTTGTGAACGTGATCGTGGCCCCACAGTCCGCGCCGCAGCCGATGCCCGTTCCGGTGCCGGCACCTCCGATGCCCGATGGCGCGCTCGGCGGAATGCCGAGCGTCGCCGACAAGCCGGCCGGCGGACTTCCGGTCATGGCTGGTGGCGCGGCTCCATCCGTGCCGGCGCCTCCGATGCCGGGCCGTGCGTCCGGCGGGCGTGTCGGCAAATTCACGGGCGGGGCCGCCGGTGGCCGTGGCCGGCTCGAAAAGACCGAGCACGCCAAGCGTGATCGGGATCATGACAAGGACGACAGATGACATTCGAGACGCGCTTTCACAAAGCGCTTGCTCTACGCTTGGCGGAAGAGATCGAAACGGTCTCTTCTAACCTCCTTCAGGGGCACGCTGCCTCGATGGAGGACTACCGTTCGCACACGAGTCGTCTACGCGCGCTGCGTGACGTGCTGGAGATGTGCGACGAAGTGGCGACCGAACTCGCCAAAGGATGAGGACCGCGATGCCTCCGGCTACAATGCGAATGACGCATGAATACGATCCCCGCGACTCGATCCGCGAGAAGCTGCCCGATGCCGTGCTGGACAACTTCACGCTGTTTCACAACCAGATCCTGGTTGCGACCTATATCCGGCCCGAGCGCACGGCGAGCGGCCTGTTTCTGCCGGATTCAACCCGTTCGGAAGACCGCTTTCAGGGCAAGGTCGGCCTCGCGCTGAGGCTTGGCCCGCTGGCGTTCAAGGATGACGAGCGCGTCAAGTTCTACGGCCAGAACGTCGATATCGGCGATTGGGTGGTGTACAGGCCGTCCGACGGATGGGCCGTCACGATCAACGGCGTGGACTGCCGAGTCCTGGCCGATACGGATGTGAAGATGACCGTTGCTTCGCCCGACGTGGCTTTCTGAGGAGGCCACAATGGCAGACGAAGATGAACTTTCGATCGAACTCGACGATACGCCGACCGATACCCTGAAGATCGAAACCGACGATGACTTGCCGGAAGGCAAACCGGAGTCGCAGACGATCGACAAGGGCGCAGAGCCGTCCGACGCGGAGACCGCAGCGCAGGCCGCAGCCGACCTGCGGCGGCAGCTTGACGAAGAGCGCGCGGCCAGACGCGAGGAAGCCCGACGCCGCGCCGAAGCGGAGGATCAGGTCCGCACGGCGCGCCACGCGGCCGACGACGGCCAGTATGGCCAGATCGTCAATGCGCTGGAACACCGCAAGATCGCGCTGGACCAGGCGCAGGCTGCGCTTTCCAAGGCCGTGCAGGATGGTGACGGCGACACGGCCGCAAAGGCGCAGGTGGCCATTGCCAATCTGGTCGGCGATATCCGCGACCTTGAAGGCGGCAAGCGCGAACTGGAAACCCGCCGCCCGCGCACCGAAGGCCGGGTTGAGCCCGCTCCGGAGCCGCGCCGTTCTGCTGATCCGGTGGAACAGTTCCTCGAATCCGTGCCGGATCCCGACGCCAAGGCGTGGCTCCGCCGGCATCCGGACTGCATCACCGACCGGCGCCTGAATGCCAAGATGCTGGCCGCGCACCATGACGCAGTTGCCGACGATATCGAGATCGGCAGCCCGTCCTATTACGCCCGGCTGGAACAGCGCCTCGGCTTCGCCGCGCCGCCCAAAGAGGAACGCCCGATCTTGAAGCCCGAACCCCGCGCCACGCCGGCCGCGCCGGCCGCTCGCGACATGTCGTCCGGCGGGGAGCGCATGACGGTTCGCCTGTCGCGCGCCGAGCAGGAAGCCGCCGAGATCGCCGGCATTTCGCTTCAGGAATACGCTCGCAACAAGATGGCCCTGATCAAGGCCGGCGAACTGAAGGTTTGATCCCATGTCCCGCACCAGCATTCCGGGCCGCTCGATGCGCCCGTCTCCGACCGACACTCGGGAATACTCCGTCCGCGACGAACCGCGCTCCGATGCCGGCGAGGAAGTCCGGCGCGAACGCAAGCGCAAGGGCGGCGGCGCCGTCGACAAGTTCTACGTCCCGCAGTCCATGATCCCCGATGGTTGGACGTATGAGTGGAAGCGCGCTTCCACCATCAACGCACCTGACGCGGCCTATACGGTGGAACTGCTCGAAAACGGCTGGACCAACGTTCCGGCCGGTCGCCACAAGCAGTTCATGCCGCCCGGCTACACGGGCGAAACCATCGAACGAGACGGGCTTGTGCTGATGGAACGGCCGGTATATCTTACCGACGAAGCTCGCGCTGAGGAGGCGGGGAGGACCCGGCAACAGATGCGCGAGAAACAGGAAGCTCTCGGTCAGAGCCCGCGCGACACGATGGAGCGCGTTCCGGCCAAGATCAATCGGTCTTACGAGGCCGTGCCGATCGAAGAGTGAACCTGACAGGGCGCCCCGCGCTGGGGCGCCTTCACTGGCAAGACCACGCGGCGCTCGCGATAGGCTGCCTCCTGTGTTGAAAGCCACAAGGGGTTATCCATGGCCAACACCAACGCGCCGTTTGGCTTCGCGCTGTCCGCGTTTCTTCCCGGCTTCACGCCGAACTATGCGCCGTCTGTGCGCCGCATCGCGTCCAACAATGCCACTGCGATCTATTGCGGCGATCCCGTCACCGCACTGAACACCGGCTACATCACTCGCTCGACCGCCGGCACGACCTCGATCGAAGGCATCCTGCTCGGCGTCAAGTATCTCTCGACCACGCAGCAGCGCACCGTCTGGCGCAACTACTGGCCCGGTTCCGATGCGACCGGCGATGTGGAAGCCTACGTGATCGATTCTCCGAACGCCCTGTTCCGGGCGCAGGCTGGCGGGTCGACCACGGCCATCGGCTTTGCCGACATCGGCGCGGGCATCAACTTCGCCCTCGGCACCGGCAACACGGCCACGGGCATCTCCGGCGCCTACGCCGATCAGACGACCATTCAGACCACCTCGACCCTGCCGTTCCGCATCGTCGATCTCGTGCGCGACCCTCCGGGCGCGAACGGAACCGACACTGCGAGCGCGTACAATCACGTTATCCTGGCGTTCAACTTCCAGGACTTCCGTGGCACGACCCTGGTCTGAGGAGGCACAACAATGGCCGTCAATCTTTCACAGATCCGCGACCTGCTCCTTCCTGGACTTCGCGGCGTCATCGGCAAGTACCAGCAGATCCCGCGCCAGTGGGACAAGGTGTTCGAAGTCACCAAGTCCAACATGGCCCTGGAGCGCACCGCCGAAATGCGCTACCTCGGCCTCGCCCAGCTCAAGACCGAAGGCGGCGCGACCTCCTTCGACAACCGGGCCGGCGAGCGCTACATCTACAATCAGGAACACACCGAGATCGGCCTCGGCTACGCGATCACCCGCAAGGCGATCGACGACAACCTGTACAAGTCGCAGTTCACCCCGTCGAATCTTGGCCTGACCGAATCCTTCGCTCAGACCAAGGAACTCTACGCGGCCAATATCCTGAACACGGCGACCACCTACAACGCCAACATTGCGGGTGACGGCAAGGCGCTGTGCGCGACCGACCACCCGATCGACGGCGGCACGGTGGCCAACAGGTTTGCGGTCGACGTGGACCTGAACGAGTCGTCGTTGCTTCAGTCCATGATCAACGTCCGCACGAACTTCAAGGACCAGGCCGGTCTGAAGGTGTTCGCGCGCGGCAAGAAGCTGATCGTTCCGCCGAATCTGGAGCCGGTGGCCATCCGCCTGACCAAGACCGAGCTTCGGCCCGGTACGATGGACAACGACGTGAACGCTATCATGTCGACGGCGGGCGGCCTGTCCGAGGGTTACATGGTCATGGACTTCCTGACCTCGCAGTATGCGTGGTTCCTCCTGACCAACATCAAGGGTCTCATCTACATGGAGCGCAAGCCCTATGAGATGGACATGCAGGTGGACTTCATCTCTGACAACCTGCTGGTCAAGGCTTACGAGCGGTACAGCTTCGGTTACTACAACTATCGCTCCGTGTATGGTAGTTTCCCTACGTCGTAACCCGAAGGAGGGCTTTTCCACATGGCTATCTCTGCCCTCACCGGCCCTCTCGTCGTCTTCGGCGTCGGGGCGGCTGCGGCTTCGGCCAACGGCGGCACGACGGACTACAACCCGCAGATCGGCCCCTCGGCGTTCCTGTGCGGCTCGATGCTCCTCGATCCGCGCACGTTCTTCGGCTACGACCCCGGTCAGGCCGCGACGGCGCAGACCCGAGGCTGGTCCATGGTGTCCACGATTCCCCTCGTGGACGCCGCCCCGGCCACCCAGGCCGCGGCCAACATCGCGGCGGCTGCGGTGCCCGTCGCCGGTACGGCGATGACCCTGGTCTCGTCGACCGGCTCCGGCGTCACCGTCGGCATCTCGATCCAGCGGGCGGACACCGGCGCGACCGTGACCGGCCTCTTGGCGCTCGACGGCGCCATGGACACGGTCAAGTATGGCGACGATTGGTCGGTCCAGATCTGGGATCCGACCAAGGCACTCTGCCGCAACATCCGCATCACGTCCGTCGGCAACGACAGCGGCGCCACCTTCACGGTGCGCGGCTACGATCTCTACGGGCAGCCGATGTCCGAGATCATCACGGGCGCCAATGCCGGCATCGCGACAGGCATCAAGTGCTTCAAGTACATCGCATCGGTCACGCCGGCCGGAACCTTGGCCGGCGCGAACGCCTCGGTCGGCACCGGCGACGTGTTCGGGTTCCCGCTTCGTGTCGACGACTTCAGCGACGCGCAGATCTTCTGGAACTCGGCACTGATCACGGCGAGCACCGGCTTCACCGCGGCGGTCACCACGGACCCGGCGACGGGCACGACCGGCGACGTTCGCGGCAAGTACGGTGTGCAGTCGGCATCGGACGGTTCGAAGAAGCTCATTCTTCGCGTCACCCCGAAGCCGTCCGCCCTGGCCGCCTCCATGTCGACCTCCGGCATGACCATGACGGGACTGCTCGGCGTCACGCAGTTCACCAACTGACGGGAGGCCACATGGACGTGAAGAAGCAGGCGGCGGCTTCGTCCGACGCCAAGATCAAGGCCATGGGCTGCGGGGTGCCGGGGCGCAAGACAGGCGGGCGGGTCGGCTGCGACGCAGCTCCGCTTTCCTCGGCGGCTTCCGGCGGATCGGGCCGACAGGCCAAGTGATACGGAGGGCGGGGGCCATGGCTCCCGCTCTTCCCACATGCAGTCAGGTCAGGAGAGCCGATAATGCGCACGATCTATGCCACCGTCGGCCCCCTGGCCTCCGCGTCGGCCAACGCCATCTGCTTGTCGCAGACGCCTTCCGGCGCCGGCAATCTGACGCTCAACGGCGCTCTGGTGGCGTCCGGCGTCGCGACGATGGACAAGTCGCGCCGTGTGCTGGTCACCTGCGCCGGCAACGAGACGGGCAAGGCCATCACGGTCTACGGCACCGACTGGAACGGCAACCCGATCAGCGAAGCGCTCGCCGGGCCGAACGCCACGACGGTTCAGAGCCTCTACGATTTCGCGACGGTGACGCAGATCGCAGTCAGTGCGGCTTTTGCCGGCGCGGCCACGGTCGGCACGAGCGCCGTTGCAAGCTCGCGCCCGATCTTCCTCGACAGTTGGGCCGCCGCTCAGGTGGCGTTGCAGGTCGACGTGACCGGCACCGTGAACGCGACCGTGCAGCAGAGCTTGGATGACCTGCAGGCCGGCTACGCAAGCATGACGTGGGTCAATCATCCGGACTCAGCGCTCGTGGCCCTGACCTCGACCGTTCAGGGCAACTACGGTTACGCGCCGCGCGCGGTTCGGATTACGCTCAACAGCGGCACCGGATCGGTGGCCCTGGCCGTCACGCAGTTCCAAGGCCCGCTGAGGTAATTGGTTGTGGAAGGGTTCAATCTTGCGAAAGACATCCTCCGCCAAGCGCTGCGCTGCTGGCCCTACGCCTTGGCTGCCGCGCTGGCTGTCCTGCTGATCGGCATTGCGGTCGCATCGGCGCACTCGTTCTACGATTGGGATTGTTGCTCGGATCGGGATTGCGGCCCGGTCGCGGAGGGAACCGTTGTCGAAACGCAGGGCGGATATCGCGTGCTCCTGACCGGCCAGTTCATCGATCGGGACAGCCCGAAAGTGCGCATGTCGCCCGATGGCCGTTGGCATCTCTGCACGCTCGGCGGCAATCCGGGTGGCGCCGTGCTGTG